GTTCTTATTTCTTCTTCTGGATTATAAGGATCAGGCCAAGATACTGCAATATAGGGATCACAGTATGGCGCAAAATTTGAAATTAATTGATCCATATCTTCTTGGTAGCGAGAAAGAATTGTCATTGAAATTTCTAAATCGATTGGAAGAGGTTGTCCTGGTTCTAGATGGTTTGTTCTTTGATCTGCTGTAAAAGAAGGGCCTTCAATTTTATTAAAAACTCTGTTTTGATCTCTTGAAAATCCAGAGATGCTAAAACAACAAATAGGCAGTCTTAGTTTTGCTTGATTGTTGGTAAAATCGTGTATTACTCTTTGTTTTGGTGAATAAAGAAAAGTTGGAGAAATATCCTCACCTTTTTGAACAGGTGTTTTATGACTATTTGTTCTGTCGTAACGTTTAATTACAACTTCATTAAAAGCACCCATAAATTGTGCAATTAAAGTAGAAACTTCAAAGTTGTAAGTGTAATTTTTCATTATTCTGGGTCTGGATAAAACTTTGTAAAGTCTTTTACAAAATTATCTAAATTATATTTTCTTTTAAATTCAAAATCAGTAACTACAGGAAATATCGTTGCATCAATTTCAATGAGTTTTAATCTTAATTTCCTATCGCCTTTATTTGTCCAAAAAAATGGCAGCCATTTATTATACTTATAGTGTCTTATTTTGCATCTAGCACATTTCTTAATATTAAAAAAGTAAGCAATTCTTGCTATGACATCACCAAAGCCATAAAGTTTGTCAGGTATTTCATAATAAGGCAAAGAGGGAAAAGCATGTTTAAATACTTTACACCTCTCGCAATTTTCTATACCAATAATTAACTGTGGTTCATGCATCAAACAATTTATGACCTTCATCAATTAACATTTTAAGTTGTGATGTTTCCATTTGCACCTTATTTCCGTAATCATCAGTGATATATGTTATATCATCTTTGATTTCTACAACAGGGCAGCATTTTTTTCCACCACAGAGTGTCATTTTTTTAGTTATATTAAATATATTTTCCATATTAGTTCTCCTATTAATACTTACACTATGTTTTAATTTTTAAATGTGAAATTTTCAAACTAAAGGAGACGTGCTTTGAAGTACAGCGGGAGTTTTCCCCAGTTACGTTTAATGGAGCTTACTGCGTTCATATCAAGGATATATGTACTACAGAAATCATTTTCGTTTCTTGTAGATCTTCCACACATTTGAATTAATTTAGTAAACATCTTCATTGAGTACCAATCTGGATCTCTTTCAAATAATTTTTTTGTACGCTTATCACCCAAAGAAGGATAAGGCATTTTAATTATTATTTGAAATCTACTCAAATCGTCTGGTAGATCTACACCGAATGCCATAGATGGACTTACCAACACAGTAGGGTGATCTAAAGCTGAGTGTTCAAGAATAATGTGTTCGTTGGTAATATTTTCTTTTCTGAATAAGTATCTGTTTTTATTTTTTACCTGTTTTTCAAATGCGGATGTAATTTTATTTGTATGTGTATGAATAATTCCATTTTCATCCTTATATTCATGTACAATTTCTTCTGCTTGTTTGATTATATATGGTAGAATAGAATCCATATTCTTATAATTAATCGAATATTTTGCTGGAATAAATATTGGACTTTTTTCTTTGTCAAATTCACTATCTACTTCAATATAATCGTATTTTTTTATACCAAGAGTTCTTGTAAATGTGTCTTTATCAAAAATGGTACCACTCATTAAAATAACATGCTTACAATCAGACCAAAGCTGATTGGCGAGTTTATCTACTTTTAAAGGACTAAAGGTGACACCATCTGCATTGAAATCACAAACATATTCATTTGTGTCATAATTTTTTAAGATGGTGGCAATACTATCTTTTAGATTTTTACAAATCTTCAATCTTCTTTTTTCTCTTTCCTTTTCTCTCTTTGCGTATGTTTTTGTATAAGCAGAATTTTGAATTTTTTTAATTTCTGCTTTAACACTGTCGTCTAGCTTTTCAAGCCATGAAATGTTTTTATATATATTATCGTCGGTGATTTTTTTACCATAACTAATGTTATAATAATCGAGATTTTTATATTTTACTGAGACAGAAAAATGTGATACTAAGTTATCTTCAAGCTCAGAAGCCTCATCACAAATTAAAAACTCACGTTTTCTAATAAAAGTAGGCATTGAAAGAAATTTGCTGTAGTTAAGAACAGCGAATTTATTTTTAAGAGTGTGTTTTAGGTCATTATAATATTCACATGCGTCTTTTAATATACACTCTTCACCTATTTTCCAGTTATGAGTACACGGAGCAACATCTACTGTAAAAGTAGGGTCTAAGTTACATATATAATTTGTTTTACCTTTAAGCATAGCACTATTTTCAAAAACAGTGACATACTGATCTTGAAGATGTTTAGATACAGTTAGACACATAGCACCCCAATGAGGTTTCTTTTTTACATCTTCAGCATATGTATATAAACCAGCAGAGTTTGCTTCTCTTTCAAAAATTTTGTTATTATTGATTAAAGATAAATAGTGTGAATCAGGATCTTTGCTGTAGTTTGCAATTGTTGCAGAAATATGAGATTTGCCAGTGCCTGTAGGACATTGAATTACAATAAATTTAGTTCCTTTCTTAACACTTTCTTCTATTTTTTTTAAAACATCCTTTTGTTTTTCACGTGGTTGAAAATCTTTAGGAAAATGGTCTAAAATATCTGTCATTTTTTTGGCTTGGTAATGGTTGGTTCAATGGTAAGTTTTTTAAATAAAAATTTATCTTGCGATTTTGATAAATCTTCAGGCAATTTTACTCCTTTTGGGAATAATTTTGATGGGTTATAATCTAAGATTAAATTTGAATCTTTCTTTTCAATAGAAAAGGGAATAGGAATTTCAGTTTTTCTTAGTTTATCAGTTTTATTTGCTTTAAAGAAAAGTTGTATAGAAAAATTTTTGAATCCATATAATACTAACTGACCTTGTCTTAAAACTCGGTCATCCAATATTAATTTAATTTTCTTCTGTAACAACCCCTTTAAATGCTCGTCGTAATTTAAAGTTTCATATAAGGGATTCATGAATTAATAAATTTTTCCTTATCTTCAGAAGACATAGGTGCTAACTCTTGTCCAAAGAACTGCCAAAATTCTTTCAATTCTTCTTCGTTTGTGATTGGTCTAAATGATAATACGTTTGAAGCATTTGCAGGAATAGCTCTAAAATCTAGTTTCAATAAATCATAGGCAATTACCAACCCATGTGCTGAGGCATTATATTTAGGTGCTTGAGAAGGAGGACTAAATTTAAAAGCAACTGCACCTTCAAGTGAAGATAATAAAAGCTTATTGTTTGTTGCTAACATCCTTCTGCTTGAATTCTGACCTTTCTTTGGTCTGCGTCGAGCAAATTTAATTTCTACGACACCAGCTTCTAATAATTTTTTAACACTACTTGTATCTGGCATTATTTTACCTCTTTTTTATCGTTTTTATGTTCACAAACACCAAAAATGCGCTGTGCATTGAGAAAAATACGTGGTCTTTCACCTTTTGATACTGCTGGAATTCCTTTATCATTAGGGAATATGATAGTTTTGCCTACCGTTAGGTTTTCAGGTGCAAGTGGACCAGTAAGAATAATCTTAGCAACCCTCCAAGTATTACGAGAAATATCATTATTAATAAAAATTCCTCCTCGATTTACCAAATCACCTGATTTATCACAGTCAACATATTCGGCCATGATCATATCTCCAAGTAATTCTGTAATTTCATATTCTTCAGGAAGTCTCATTCCTTGATATGTTTCTATTTCTTGCAGTCCTTGGTTCTCAACCGCAAGACCTTTCTTTAATTCATTTGCCATACTCATTTAAACATTTCCTTTATTTTTTTCATATTAGTTTCTTCATGTTCTAGAAATATTATAGTCTCTCTTTTAGAGATTTGCAAGATACTAGATAAAGATTCTATTATATTATCGTTTTGATTTTTTTCTTTCTTATTTTTCTTAATATATTTGATATATTTATATCTGTCTTTTGGAATAATTGATACCAGTAATTGATACCATTGATCCTTTGTCGTAATCCCTGGATAACACATGTTTAATGTGTCATTTAATAAAACAGCAAAGTGGGGATTGTGCATACTTATCCACCTACAAAGAAGATAGGGTTGAAAATCCTGGTAAGTATCAAAATCTTCAAGTAACTTACCAGACTTTGTCTGAATTACATCTTTTAATTGGGAAAAAATATTCACTTTAAATGATTATTTTTGTGGATGCCTTAAACACGTCGAATAAAATTGAGTAGAACATTTCACAAACTTTCTTTGCAAACTCCTCAACTTGTTCATCTGATAATTCTGTGCTGAATGCAAAATCTGGTGCTTTAGTGCCTGCATGAATATTAAAAGCTGTGTGAATAAGTACTGCACCGTTTTTTTCAGCAGCAATGCTTACAGATGATTTCTTAGTCTCACCATTAACATCAAAGAGAACATCGTCTCCGTCGATTATAACAGGTTTGTTTACATACTGAGTGGCTAACATGTGTGCACACTGAGCGTTGAACAAGCGCTGGAAACATATTCCTCCGAATAAGTCTACTTTAGGAATCTCTAAACAGAAATTAATAGCGTCATCACTATAGATGTAATCCTTACTAAGGGAATCCTCTAAGTCAATGAGATTGTCTGTAACTTCCATAGGAGCTCTAAACGCAATAATATTTCCAAGAGGTGAAACCTTATCTCGGAAAAATTTATAAGCGAATCGTTCGTGAATAACACTGCCATCATAATAGGGACAGCCTGAAATATCTTTTAGTTGTTGTTTTGTTATTAGCATAATTGTATTTTTGTTGGGTATTAAAAACCTTCTATCATTATTATATAATAGAAGGTTTGAAAGTCAACACAGCCGTTACTAAAATGTTTAGTTAATTGCGATTTCTTTTTTGGGTTTGTATGTCGAAGGTTTTAATACAATGGTAAGTATTCCATCTTCAAACTTACTCGTAATATTATCTTCATCTACGCCATAAAGGGCAAATGAAAATTCACCACTTCTTGTTGAAATTCCCTTATGACGGGAAATGAGCTCTTCTCCACCATCCAGGATATAATTATGTGTGTGTTTGTCTATTTTAATATAGAGATTGTGGTTATTCACACTAATAGAGATATTTTCTTTAGGTGTGCCTGCACAGGCAAATCTAAGATATGTTAATTTGACGTTTCCGTCTGTATCTCTAATTTCATCTACATCATATGGATAAGATGTTTGAGAGGGGTACCACTTGGTTTCAGGAAATCCTTTAAGAATTTCATCGTATATTGAACTTCCAAAGAGACTTGGAAATTGATTGGGTTGATTAATGTATTTTTGTAATGCTGTCATGTTTTTTACTCCTTATTTAAGCAAGTATATTTTAAAAACACCTTAGTAACGGCTGCTTTCATAAATAATTATACAAGCAGCTTTGCATCTTACAACAAAAAACGTTCTTTTTTTTGATTTGCAGAGAAATTTATATAAATATTAACAAGGAACAATTTATGAACAACTTATACAAAAAAAGATTTCAAACTCTTCTTGAGCAAGATGAAACAATATCACCTAGCGATATTACCCCAGATATGGAAGCAGGTGCTTTAGATGGATCCATGGAAGGGGATATTACATCCGATCAAATGGGTGCCTCTACACCAGGCCAAGAAAACCCAAGAGGTAAATACATGGTAAGAATTCAAGAAATTATTGAACGTTTCGAGGAATTTGCTAAATATCTTAACTCTGAAGATGAAGATAGTGTGAATCAATTTCTTAACGCTGTAGATAAAGACGGATCGATTTTTTCAGGAATGTCTCGTGAAACTGGTAAAGTAACTACTGTTGCTGAATCACTTGCAGCTCTTTCAGAATCATTCCGTGGTTATATGTTAACTGGTCAACGTAAACTTCGTGATCAAGAAGCTGCTTTAGCGGAGTTCTAAGATGGATAAGTTTAAAGACCACAGCACTTTCGATGAAGCTGATGTAGGACAATCATTAATGTATGTTAAGAAAGCATTGGCTC